GTTAAGAGCTACAGAGCCCCAAGCCACGCCGCTTACACCAACTCCATTGACTGAAGTAGATACTGATGTTGTATGATCCATCCACCAGATGTATTGTGATTGGCTGTTGATTACGTTCTTATAGTAGTTGTTTGTACCATTTGTTTGTACTGCGTCTGATGCTTTAGATACGTATGAGTATTTTTCTAAGATAGCACCGATAGTACCAGTCCATAGACCATGTGCATCTACTACAACGATATGGAGTTCGTCATTTGAACCACCAACTGATGCTGCGTATGTAGATGTGGAAGGAGCTAATGGGAACTCTGACTCATATTCCCAACCTGAGAAGGTTGTTGCATCAGCCATTGAAACTTTGATTGAGTTACCTAATGCACCTGGGTACTTAGCAGCCCATTCACCTACAGAAGCTTCGCCAGCAGCAAAGTTTTCTAGGTAATGATCTTGGTTTTTAATCTTAATAGCTGTTCCAGAAGCTACTGCATTTTTAGCATTAGTAGTGTCTACTCGAACGGTTAATAGGTTATTTGTGTAAGCAAGGAAATTTGCTGCAGTGAAAAATGATTGCGCTGTCGCATCTGTTGGTCCACCAAAACGTTGGACTAAAATTGTTTCAGATGAGATTGTAACAGGATCTAATACGGGACCCCAAGCAAACACACCAGCGAAAGCACCTGTAGATGTTGAAACTGCAGGAACGATCTCTGAAAAATCTTTTTCTACTACCGCAACTCCTGGAGATAATTGGAACGGCATTTTTTTGTTTCTCCTTAAATTATGATTTTTATGATATAGTTAGAGTCACCTCTACACATATATTTATAAGTCTTAAAAATTCAATAGGACCTGTTCGTCCTGGCCGCCCCTACCATCATCCATGAATCCGAATGGGGTCAGCTCATCCTCTATCTGTTTGATACGATTCTCATACATTATCTCTCTCAAGTTAACATTGTTGAGCTCTTTAAAGTATGGGTTGGTGGTCAGCCAACTAAATAGTACTAAAGTCATGACCAAATCATCATGATACCCTTCATCCGCCTCGTAAGAGCCTTTGTTGTTCTCGATGAAGGTCGAGATCTCAGCTATGGTGTCCATGTCCTGTATAAGCAACTTGTTCTCTTCCACCAAAGACTTGAAATTCATACAACCAATACGTTTTACCTTCTTATCAGTGTTGACACCTAGTTGAGTCTTGCCTCCACCAAAGCCACCTGACACTACTTGACCGTCTACGCCTCTATTGACAAACAATAGGTTATCATACTCCATCTCACCGTATAGGATCTGCGCTACTTGTTCTGAGGAGTTAACCTCAAGCAATACGTATGCTTTATTATACTCTGTCGCTACTTTGTATATGACTGAAGGGAATAGCATAGGGCTAATCTGGTTGTCCCTATACTTTGCCACTTGCTTGTATGGTGCTGCTGTCACGTCTATGATTGAGAATGATGAGAAGTCACCTCCCACACCCTTTGCAGTATCAGCCACTAAGCAATAGCTATGATCCTTGATAGGCTTTTCATATACATCAAGGCCATCCTTACTATGTATAATGAAGCCAGCAGATAGCCTCCCGATCACATCGGCACGCACCAGAGTGAGTGCAGAACCAAGGAAGTTACACATAACCTCTTGGTTATATTTTAGTTCACCAAGCTGTCTCCTTTGCTCCTCTGCCCACTTCTCATCCCTACCTGGGATTCGTGTGTATGGGATATATAACGGCACAAAGTCATTGCGCTTATTTTCTGCATCGTTCCAAAACTTCCAGAAGTGGTTGTAACCTAATGGAGTAGAGCTTAGTAATATCTTTGTCGTTTCACCTGCAGATATCGTTGGGTAGACTGAAGTAAAGAAGTCATCAGCTACGTTGTTAGGTATGATCGCGGCTTCGTCCACATACAGCATGTTGACAGATTTACCTCGGATACCAGAAGATGTCGTAGCTGCAGTGAACACCTTTGAATTGTTCTCAAGTTCTATATCTCCCTTGTTCCATGTAGTAACACCCTGCTGTAACCACATAGGTAAGTTCTCATACATCAGTTGATACCTGTATAAGACCTCACGGGCGGCGGTGGCTTTGTTTGCCAAGATCGCGACTTGCTTCGATTCCTGAAATAGTGTATACCAGAGGATATATGCTGCACTAGTTGTCGTCTTACCTTGTTGACGACCTTCCATAAGGATGACTTTTCTATTCTCATGTATAACCTTCACCTTTTCCTTTTGGCAATCATATAGTTTAAAATCAATAAGACCATGATCAAGTGATATGATCTTACAATAAGTTTCAATAAAGTAGATCGGGTCGGCAGCACACTTCATGTACTCCTTGACTTGATCCTCAGTAAAAGGGATGTTGACACCAGCAGCCTTTAACTGACTATTGGCGTTGTAGTTCTTTGACATTAGAATTGAGCTTCCCAGTTCTCAGTCACTGGAGCAGTTGGAGAGTCAGCTGTTGCAGTATACTTATTGATAGGATCTGCACCTTCTTGTTGTGATACGTTCGCCTTAACAGTGGTGATGAGGCTTTGATCTTGTACTGGGCCATACATGTTAGTCTTGATAGTAAACGATAGTGTATGGACTACGAAGCGTCTCTCAGTAAATTGACCATCATAGTTATCTTCGACAGTTACGCTGTTTAATATGATCGGTATACGTTGTGTGATCTCTACACTCGGTAAAGCATTGATTGCTAAAGAGTATTCTGGATTAAACGTAGGTAAGATCTGCTCGATGATCTGCATCGCGTCTTCCTGTGTCTTTGTCAACACATACAGGTTGATGTTTATATTGTATGGCGTTGGAGATAATACAGACTTACGGATAGGGTTTGATGCAGTACTCTCGTCTGTACAATTAATCATCTGCATCTTATTGGTCTTACGTGAAGAGTCGTATGTATAACCAGTTATCTCAAATGATAGTCTTGGTAAAGATATGTAGGTATTATTTGTTAAGTTTGGGTCTTGCTCGATACGAAGCAGCCACTTCTCCTTAGGAGCATAGGCAAGCGGGACGGCAAGGGTTTGTACCACGTTACCGTTGTTGTCTTCTCGAGCTATCTTGATATCAGAGAATAAACGACCAAACGCAACGATCGTCTTTCGTATGGTACCATGATAGTATGTTAACCCGTTAAGCATTATAAGGCCGCGATCCTTGCTTGAAAGTCTTCAAAGCTTGTTGAAGCTGCAGTGATTGCTTGTAGTTCTGATAGTTGGATAGTAGCATCATAGACTTCTGTAAAGTTTTGGTTGATTTTACTAAAAGCCGTCCTTAATGCATCTCCTGTACCATCATTAGGGCTTGTACCGATGTTGATTACTTGTTGTGTCATAGTGAGTCTGCCTTTGTAGTTGTTGAGTCTGCAGTCTTAAGTGTAGTGTCTGCTTGTATTAAAGGAGGAGTATAGTAAGTTGATAGCTCACCAAATGGGTTAGCTTCACTAAATATGACCCCCTCAGCTTCATATTTAAACTTGTTATTATCACCATATGAGTAGTCTTGATGATCAAGGTTAGCGATGATTGCGTTAGCCGCAGCTAATGAACCTGAATCGTTTGATATTAAGTATACTGGTGGTGCATAGGTATAACCAGAACCAGGTTGTACGACTAATATCTTGACCACTTCACCTGTAGATTTGGGTTCATCACCAAGGTATGCTTGACCGTATGCTCTGTAACCAAAGAACTGCCATGATGCAGTACCATCTACACCAACGCTTTGTGTCCATGTAGGAGCATCAACTCCGGTAACACCCGCGATGGTACATACGTATCTCCTATCATCTACGCACACTTCATCGTTGACTTTAACTGAAGCGAGTGGCTTCCAGTTATCTCCAACTTGAACTGTAGGAGGCACCACATAGTTATGCCCTTTGTTTGTGATCTTGAATCCTGTCACTGTACCGTTAGGAACTTTCTCTGTATCAAATGACTTGAGTGATTCAAAGTTATCGATCTCCTTGATACCAGTCTGCATATGTTCAGATGCATATTGGAATAACTCGACTTGTAACTTATATACGTATAGCTTACCTGCTTGATAGAACGGGTCTTGATGCTTAACGAACTTGATCTCAAACAAACCACCAGTTAGTGGAAAGTAGAGTAGATCACCCTCAGCAGGTCTGTTAGGTAGTATTGAAAGTCCATGCTGCCCAACGAAACGTTCCCATGTTCGACGAGCGACAGTTAATGTAGCAGACTGTTCCATCATCAAACCAAACTTCTGTATGAATGCGCCTTGACCTTCAAAGCCATCATGTGATTCAAGGTACATCTCGATAGCATAAGCGTTCTTAAACTTACTTAGCCTGTCTTCTCCAAGTATATCATCTTTACCCACGAGTGTACGTGGGATATAGTAGAAGTCTTGCCCAAATATGGATATAGACTCAACTATGATGTCCTCATATGTGAGCTGTTCGGAACGGGTTCCGTTAGAGAAGTAGACTGAGCGAGCCATACTATCCTAAAAAGAATTCCAACGGAGCGGCCTTATTCAGCATCTCATCTTCGAGGTCTTTGATCTCCGCTATAGCTTCTGAATATAGAGAAGCCCCATCAAGGATCACACCGCCTGGTAGTTGGATATTACCAAACTTCTTGATGTTTGTAGCCCATTGGCGTTTGAATAGTGCTGTAACGTAGTGACGGAACCAAGGTTCATTCCATACTTTACTGAAAGTTGCTGGGTCAAGAGCTCTATAGCATTCAACAACGATGAAGTCACCGATAGTCAACGCAGAGTCCCAGTTAACATCAAGGCTTAACCTACCCATCATACGGTTAAACCTATATAGTGGGTAGCCGTTTAGTTCTAGGTTAAGTAGAGAGATGTGTGACATAACAGTCTTATAGTAGATCAATGACGTTGAAGTCAAGTCATATAAGTCGTTAAGTCTTAGTTGGTATTGTAAGTCAAATAAGTTCTTTGAGCTGGATGCTGCATTAAACGGGATGACTCTTGTGATACCATAGATGTAGTCTGGTAGCGGGAAGTAATGTAGGTCATATGTACCTAATACTGCTCCGTCTGCAGATATAACCGCTGTCGCTCCATTAGATCCGGTGATGGTCTCACCTACTATGAATGCTGGTAGAAGCTCTGAAGTAAATTGATTTTGAGATGTAGTACCATCATTTTGGCCTGCTATCGTCATGTTTTGACATACGATCTGTGTATCTACAGGCTTACGACCATACTGCATGCATACCTTAGCTGTTGCACCAGATGTGCTTCCAGTGATCTTTGTACCTATGGGGAAATCAGTTTGTGTAGGAGTAGTGATGTTGATGATTGAGCCAGTGATCTGTGCTTTAAGGTACATACGTTCTGCACCATCAAAGTGGTATTGGTTCCAATAGTCAAGAGCTTCATCGATACGCTCATTTAGTTGGACATCGTCCACGTTGATTTCAACTACTGGTTCGCCTAGAGCTCTAAGGCAATATTGAGTTAATTCTTCTCTGCTAGTAACGGCCATTATACACTTCCTAGTTTATTGTATTATTTATAACTATAAGGTATTTATAATGGCCGACCGATTAGTCGTACTTACGTCCTGGATATTTCTTAAGAGCATAGTCCATGTCTGTACGACCAGGATTCTCTTCGTACCAACCTTTACCAGTATGGATATTAAGCACAGCTTGGAAGTACTCCTCATACATCTTAGCGACATGGTCTAATGAGAAGTTGTTCATAGCCCAATCACGACAGTCTTGAGGGTTGATCTTATCAATGTTCTTAAGTGCCCATACAAACTCTTCAAACGTACGACATCTATAACCTGTAACACCATGGATATTGTTTTCTGTGAATGAACCCCAATCTGTGGTGATTGTAGGCGTACCAGACATCAAGTTCTCTATCTGTACTCCACCAAATGGCTCAACATACATGGATGCAACGAATGAGACCTTAGCCTTTGACATCAACTCCTTACGAGTCTCCATGTCAGCATAGCCAATGAACTCAACGTGTTTTGGGATCTCTTTGTAACCACATGCTTCAAGGTTAGATTGACCTGCAACCTTAAGCTTCATACCTGCCGCTTCTGTAGCTTGGATAGCGATATGGATACCTTTACCTTCATAGACTCGACCTAAGAATAAGCAGTAGTCTTCCTTCTCTTCAGGGGCAAACTTAAAGTTATTAGGGTCAAAATAGTTAGGTATAACCACATCATAGAAGTTTTGTTTACATGTACCCACAGCCTGTAAGCCGTAGTATGCATGGTAGATAGCGTATGATTCAAAGATCTTGAATCTTGCCCAGTGGCCGCCTGCATATCCGATGCCAGGTTCAACTGTGATGATATCAGGATGAGCATCACATACTGGTCTTGTACCAGATCCCCAGAATGGGAGGATGAAGTCGTTAGGTTTCTTACGTAGACCGACTTCACGGATAGCGTTCTTATAGAACGTTTGGTATGCATGATCACCTGTATCAAACTTAAAGAAGTTCTTACGCCAATCGTAGTCGCCGTATGCGATCTTAAAGTCCTCGTTAGTTAATACTGCCACATTCTCTGTAGCTTGAGGATCAGAGTCTTCATGGCCATAATGGATGACTTCATGACCTCGATCAGTCATCATCTTACAGAACTTAAGTGCTTTCTGTGTATAAGCACAAGCAACAAATTCCTCAGTAGTTACTGTGTGAGGTAAACCTAAAACGTGAAATCTCATTCTCTACTCCTAATTGTGTTCAAATAATTTTGTATTCCGCCATTTGGCATCGCATAACGATTTATAAGATCAGGATACATCATCTCGACCATCGTGAATAAGGCTTCTTCAGTACCTATAGCACCCTTCGCTATAGATTGTCTTATCAATGGTTCATACTTACTAAAGAACCCATCGATCTGTTCCTTAGAACCACCAAACAACGTCGCTCTACAGACATATTCTGGTTTCTTGCCAATGATCTCTGTCATGATATTTATATCATACCCATGGATCTCTGTCACTGCATTGTATGGGTATGAACTTAGAGCAAACTTATCCTTAGGTAACTTAAGGAAGTTAAACTCTGATATAGGTTCGTTTATACCAAAGCTACTATAGAATCCAGCATCTATCCAATAGAACCGTTTAGATCCTAATGGGTTTGTATTAGCGATATGACCAAGCAACCATACTTTTAATAGTGTTAGTGGTACATAGTACTTATTATCCAGTGCAGAACCTTTTATCCATGTTGCCTGGTTTATCCATTCATCTTTCGTGATTATATCCACGATGTCATTATACATGGGTAAATTCTTTTCTATCAAGTCAAGTGTTAGAGGTAACACAGTTATCCTATTATTTGATGTAGCTATACTTAGTTCTCTTCGTCTTTGAACTAGATATTCATGGTACTTAGGATCTGCATAGACGACTAATGGGTTCCTAACTGATAATATCTTATCAAGTCCCTTGATGTAGTGTTCTTCAAAGTCACGATCGTCTCTTGATATATCTACAAGTCCTGTAACAAGGGTCACATCTGCAGGGTACTCATAGATCCAATCCATCTCTCTAAAGTTGATGTATGGTGCGCGTCTGTTCTCTAATAGCTCTTTAGGATAGAAGTCGTATGGTACTTTAGAGTCATCTGGTCTTTGGCCAGCCATACGTGAGCAGTGATCTCCAAGATGTCGTGCATACTCACCATTAAGATATACGCCTTTGAATCCTAATGCAGTGAACTTACGGTCGATGTTCCATTCGTTGTGCCACTTCTCTACACGACCTAACATGATAAGGTCATCTCTACGTCTAAGGTTAGGAGAGCCACACCATAGATGCCATGCTAGATGGCCATCAGTGATCTTCCATGGTTTCTTCCAAAAGAACTCACCGTCTATAAGTTTCTTCTCGTATGAGTCGATGCCTTGGAACTCAAAGGTTCTCCATGATATGTCGACAACACCAACTTCCCTGTATTTTTGTAGGATTGCTTTTGATTTATTGAGGTAACCAGGTTGAGTAAGTTCCCAATCATCTTCGAGATAGAATATGTATTCTGAATCACAGTATGATACCATGAAGTCCATAGCCCACCATTGCGATCTATTACGTGGGAAGCATATGACATCACATATATCACCATACTCCTCAACAAGCTTTTCAAATACACCAGGCTCAGCAGAATCATCTACGATCACCATCTTGGTGACATAGTCTTGTGTATCAAAGAATGATTGGAGTGTCTTAGCTAAGACGTCTAGTCGATTACATGATAATACAAACGTAGTAGTATCTGAGTTGGGTTGATCAACGGTATGAAACTTAACTTGTGACATGTATATCCCTCAATTTATCTTTTATCATTTGTGCCCACTTTTTACATGATTGCTCTGTAACTCTTATATCATACTTATCTGGATTTTCAAATGCTTTATTAGTATCCTCAAACCTACCAGAATCTATCGTATCTATCCATATAGTAAAGTCAGCATCGTATATATTCCTCATCTTAGGAAGAGGGCATACGAAGTCTGCTATCACGTAGTCTTCATTAGATGCTTTAGCATAGTCTGCCATTCGTTTTGCTTGTCTTAACCTACCTTCATGACTAAAATCCCAATCATTATGCAACTCACGAATAGTATCTGCGTTAAGCCATAATACAGTCTTACCATCTTCATTTAAGATCCTTTTTAGTTCTTGAGCTAATGTGGTTTTACCAGAACCTGGAAGACCCATGATTAATATCTTCAAAATCCTTTATTCCTCTTAACATTCCATGCAAATGCAGTTTTAATACCATTTGGTTTCTCATCATTTATCAATATTCGCTCACCTCTAGGAAGCTCGAATATGATGTGATCAAACCTAATACCCTTCTTTTCTAAGAACTTTATAGTTACTTTCTTAAGATACTTGGGTCTAGCTGTAACTAAGACTATAAAATCTTTCTTTGGTATTGTATCCCACAACTCTTTCACTCCTGGTAATAATTTATCTTTTCCTACTGCAGAAAATATTAAATTATAGTCTAAGATAGTTCCATCAAGATCAAAGAACCACGTCTTTGGATGTTCAGATTTGAACTTGAATGGTATCAATTACCCACCCTTTCAATATCAGACTCATCACAGAGTTCTCCGTATTGGATCTCTATGATCTTACATGGTTTATCAAATGGGTTACTCAACTTATGCCATTCATTTACAGGTATCTTGACCATCTCATCTTGTGCATAGACTTGTAGTGTAGAAGATTCTCTCTCTACTTGAGCGGTACCTTCTGCTACAAACCAATACTCATTGCGTTTCTCATGTCTTTGCATGCTTAATGTTTCGCCTGGATTTATAGTAAGCTCTTTGACTTTAATCCCTGGACCATCAGTATGTAAGACTCTATAGTATCCCCAAGGTCTCTCAGTCTTTGGCGCTTTCCATTCAGATAATATCCATGAACTTGAGTTCTTTTTATTATCACCACCGATACCAAACATGAATTCTACGTTCCCGTCTGGAAAATCCATTTCAGGGATATTGTCGACAGTTCTGTCTCCACCATTAACAAATATGATCTTTTGTTTTGGGAACCAATGACGAGCTTGACGGATTGCATCCTTTGCTGTACCATCAGAGTCATCGATAGCTACAGCCATCATGATGTTCTTTAAACTCGACATGATAGCTAGTCTCTCTTCTATAGGAAGAAATGCTCTACCTTTTTTCTTGATTAGCCAATCATCAGAATTTACACCAACGATGACTCTGCCTAATTCTGCAGCTGCGTTGATATAATCGATGTGGCCTGAATGGAGTGGGTCAAACCCACCTGTGATCACTATGATATCATCTTTACCCATAATATATTATCCTATTAGTTTTGTGTCAGACTCACTTACTGTCGTATTTATCTGTTCTTTAATACCTTCTTCTCCAATCATTGCACCATCAATATTGTTAAGCTCTCTCCAGAACTCTGCACCTTTACAGTTTTCTAATATATATGGAGATAATATGTCTCTTGGATCTGCAGATGTCTTACCAAGTTCTTTCCTAACATCATGCATATCTGATAGACCATAGACTGCTGCATCGTTTTCTTGATGGAAGTTGATTAGGTTAGAGAAGTCATGGTTATAGTACTCTTCACCTAAGAACTCATATACTTTTCTCATCGTCTCTTCAGGTTTTGTCATCAACTCGTCATACTCAACGAAGTGTAGTTGTTTTTGTCTACCTTCCAACAAGCATTGTTTGATACCGTTATAGCTTTGACCTAAGATCCCGTTTGGACCAGCAAGGAACTGACATCGGTTATCATCAGTCAATGGGATGTTGCTCTTGACTAGCATATCATCCATGAAGTTTATTCGACCATTAACTTGATACGGGTTACGTCTATGCATTGAGATGAACGATGTAAGGATCTCGTCAATGTTACGTACAGGACATAATACTTTAGCTTCAATACCAAAGTAACCTGGGATATAGTGCAGTCTGTTTACCCACGAACGATTCTTATCAAAGATGACGGGCTTCTCAACATCACTGTAGTAATGTTTGATGACATTAGCTATCATATCTTTACCTTGCTCCACCTTAGGATAAGCTAAGAATAACTCATCACTGCTTAGTGATTGTTCTAGAGTCAACATCAGTCCAGTCACTGGAGAACTAGGACCAGAATAAAAACGTGGATTTTGGTTTAGTATGGCTGATAAGATCGTGCTGCCTGCTCGGGGTAGTCCTGCCATAAAATAATAAGTTTGGTTTTCTTTCATCTTTACTCCTACTGTTTATCAACAGATTCAATGATCTTGTTAATGTTAAAAAGTTTCACGTCAGACGTGAATGGGTATTCCATCTCACTACCGTTAAAGTCAAAGTCAAAGAGGTAACTTCCAGGAAGTTTAAAATCATATGGCACATCTGTAACCATGTTATCATGTATGTCATAGCCAAACACTTTAGGACTTGTACCGTTCCATAACACAGTCGATGGCCTGTTTATGGCTGCAGCGACGTGTTGTAGACATGAGTCGATAAGTATGCGTTTATTAGAATGTAGTAGTAGACTAAAGAACTCGATGTTAGTGAGTGATTGTTCTGGTGTTGCAAATACATGATCTGCACCTTCTAACTTTGGTGAGTTTAATTTAGTTACTTGATATATATGGTAGTCTTTTTTATAGTGATCGACTAGTTGCTGTGCTATATCTATAGGCATGTCACGCGTCCATGCATAAGGCTTTGCATCCGTAGCCATCACGCCACCGTTTGTATGGATGACCATGATAGGTTTATTTCTTTTCCAAAAATCTTTTGAAACGTTGTACTGAAGACTGTTGAATATGACCTTTGGTTTTTCATCATTATACTTAAGACCATACATGTCACACCAATTTGGTATTAGTGGGACTCTCTTATGTATATGGTTTGTAGTGTAGTATGGCTCATGATGGAATAGCAATGAGTCTTTATCTTGTATATACTCTTGATAGAAGTAGCTTGTGCTACCGAGTTGGTATACTCTGTCAACGAAAGGTAAATTAATAAAGATGTCAGGATATGCACATACTACTATTAACTTTCTGTCAGGGTAATTGTTCTTGATTGCTGCAGCTACCGCAGTCGCTGCAACGTGTTTACCAATGCCGCCTTGTAAGTGAAAAATACTATATTTCATTAATTTACCCTTTCTAAAACCGTAAACCCATTATTATTTGTCTTATGAATCTTAAACTTCCATTCAGGATTATCAATCATGAACTCAATGATCGCGGATAGTAATCCTTTATTATCCTGTCCTACTTCACCTCTTAAACCAAATGTATACGTATCATGGAATGCGAGGTACTTCCTTACCTTTTTGGCATGGAGATTTAGTTCTTGTTTTAGTTGAGGGTAAATGTGAAGGGTATCTATGAATAACATATCAGTTTCTTCAATCTCAATCTTTAAAACATCACTCTTTATATAATCTACTTTTTTGCCAGCCTTCTTAGCGACGTCAAACAGCTTTGATACAGCATTGTCCAATACTACATCATATGAAATAAGTTGTACGTCTGTATTTAATAGAGCTCTCGTACTAATTCCTGTACGGACACCCATCTCAGTAACATGCTTGCATTCTTTTGCAAGGTCGTATAGTATATGGACGTTCTCATTAATATCACTGGTTTGTGTTCTAGCTTTTTTGTATTCTTGTTCGAAGATATTTATATCATCACCCAAAGCCTTACGTTGTTCTTGCATGTTCTTGACTATGCTTACTGGGAGGTCCCAGTCTTTGCTCGTAGTAAAATCGTTGAACGTGATGTAGTTTAATGAATCTAACTCTATGCGTCTTGATATATCACTGTTAGGATCACGGAACTTTGTTAGTGTACCTGATATACTTCCTTTAATCTTATTCGTGTTGAGAGCATATACTTTCTTTGCGTGTTGTACTAAGTAATCATCACCATACCATACTTTATATAGACTTGGTATTATCTTATACGTCTTACGATGTATGAACATGCAGATACCAAATGCCCAAGCTTGTCCACCTATTGCGACTTTAGGATTATAATTAAAGTCAACGATCTCTTCCTTCGTATCGATATGGTCGTCTATCTTAAAGTTATCTTGGTATCCACGAAGGTTTACACCTATCATGTCACCTTCTTTTAACCCAAAGTCTTCGACCAACTTAAACACTTCATCGTGTACAAAGATATCATCGTTGATAAAAGCTACCACGTCTGTAGTAGACCTCATGTATCCTTCGTTCCATGCAGGGTTTACAAATATGTTTTTACCGTAACACACATACTCGATCTTTTCATGGCTAAGTACTGGAGAATCAATCTTTTTTGTGGGATTATTGTCAATGAGTATGATCTTGTTGACAAGAGGATTGTTTATATATTTTTCTATTGTGGGAATAATACCATCAACTACCCACATGGTAGGCATTACGATGTCAATCATAGGTCATGACTCTTTTTAAAGTCGCCCTTATACATCTTGTTTCCTATATGGGATACTGTGTGGGTTGGATCACACCAGATGGTATAACCTAGTTCTTTGATCTTTTGACTAAGAGTAATGTCTTCACCAACAAAGTCGCCGTTTGAATATGTATACTCACAGATGTTCTTAAGCTTCTTGTTTCTAAATACTAATTCTGTATTTGATTTCCATAAGTCTTCTACGACTTTTCTTGATAGCTTTAAGAATCCTGTCCCTGTCCTATCGACTTTGATATAACCATCAGTGTCTACTTCTTTATCTTTTGGTAGGAATACGTTATAGCTTATCTCCTTATCGCCTTTATTAACGACAGGTACTGTGATGACATCTTTTGGGGATTTGATGATACTGATGAGGGCTTTTTCGTCCCAGTACTCATCATCGTCGATGAATACCATGGTATCATATTGTTGGGTATAGGCTAGTCTGAATAGTTCGTTCCTAGCCATGGGTAAGATACTTTCATTGGCAAGGAATACACAGCGGATATCTAGGTCGTTTTGAAGACCTAACTTGATGGATTCACATAGGCTATGGACAAAGTAGGCGTCTACTTTTTGGTCCAGACAAGGTGTTGCAATCAATACTTTTTTCATAGCTATTCAATTCACAGTAAAAGATATATTATAATATTAACACATTTCACATATAATGTAAAATTATTTATTCTCTAGGGCAGCGATCCTTGTTTTTAGGTCATCTACTTCTGTAGATAACTCTTTGATAGCATTGACCAAGACTGGGACTAGGTAGTCAGAAGTAATCTGTAGTTTGTCTGGGTCATCATTTGATGCAATGACTGGTTGGTCACCTTCAAGACTTAACACCTCTTGAGCACAGAATCCATATCGACGTTTGCCTTCTGGGTCTGTAATACACCCAGTAGTCCTATCCTTAAATGCATAGGTGATCGGGTTAAGGCCTTGTAAGAATCCACGACCATATGGTACAGCACCAAATATACACTTATCTCGTATGTCAGATACTGCTGTCCATGCTACTTGGATCTGAGCACATGTATGAGATGAATTTCCCATAATGATACGATTACTACATAGACCAGCCAAGCTGACCATATTGACACCAGCACAACAACCAATGAGGATGTTATTGCTTCCACAAGTATTGAAACCAGCACACTGACCTATGAACGTGTTATAGCAACCAGTCGTGTTAGAGCCACCAGTCAGCTGACCTATGAATGTGTTATAGTTACCAGTAGTGTTTTGGTAACCAGCATACCTACCTATGAATGTGTTATTGCTACCAGTAGTGTTTTGGTAACCAGCAGATTGACCTATGAATGTGTTATAGCTACCAGTCGTGTTACAGTAACCAGTAGTTTTACCTATGAATGTGTTATACTTACCAGTAGTGTTAGCGCAACCAGCACTACGACCTATGAACGTGTTATACTTACCAGTCGTGT